GTCAGTTGGGCGATCGCCTTACTGTTTTCCGCAATGGCCAACGAGTTTTGGCCAACAATTCGAGACAGTTCTTTTATGGTCAAAGGGTCTTTCCTCGCCGGATAGCATCCGGCTTACTCCATTGTAACTTGCCGAGTGGCTAAGCAGCGCACCGAACAAGACATCATAGCAACCGCAAAAAAGCGCTTCGCGCTCGCCGAATCGGCGGAAGAAGACATCCGGCGCGAAGCCCGCATCGACCTCGAGTTCGTCGCGGGCGAACAGTGGGACTCGGACGACCGCAACCGGCGCCAGTACGGCAACGTCCGCCGGCCGTGCCTCACGTTCAACAAACTCACCGGGCCGCTGAACCAGGTCAGTAACGAAGCGCGATTAAACCAGCTCGGCATCGAAGTCCATCCAGTCAACACCAGAGCGGACGAGGAAACCGCCGACGTAATCGAAGGCATGATCCGCCACATCGAATACGCGTCAAAGGCGGACCAGGTATACGAAACCGCGCTCGAGCAAGCCGCGGCGTGCTCCTTCGGCTATTTCGAGATCACCACGCAGTTTGTCTCGCCCACGAGCTTCGACCAGGAATTGCGCATCGAAGGAATCCCCGATCAGTTTTCCGTATTGCTCGATCCCTACGCCACGCAGCCCGACAAGTCGGACATGAACTGGGCCTTCAAAGCGGAGTGGATCACCCGCGAAGACTACGAGGACCAATATCCCGATTCGCAGATGACGAGCGTAGGGTTCTTTCAGAACGTGCTCAACCCTGCGCCCGGTTGGATCGGTACGGACGGCGTGCGTGTCGCGAACTATTGGGTAGTCGAAAAGACCCCGCGCACGCTCGTTGCCATCGAGTTTCCGGACGGCGTAGTCTCAGGCGTTTACGAAGACATGATCGGCGCAGAACTCCCGCCGGGCCTCAAATACCACCTGACGCCAGACGGCAAGAAGGTAAGACGGGTTACCGAATCGCGCGAAGTCAAATGCTACAAGATCAACGGCATTGAAATCCTGGACGAAACCGATTGGCGCGGCCGCTGGATTCCGATTCTGCCGGTACTCGGGAAAGAGATGTGGATCAACGGCCGGCGCCGCATCTTCTCGCTGATTCGTTTTGCGCGCGATGCGCAGCGCCTGTACAACTTCTACCGCTCGCAAGAAGCCGAAATCGTGATGCTCGGGACCAAAGCCCCCTGGATCGGCGCGAAAGGCATTTTCAAAGACACGCGCTGGGAGACGGCGAACGTAGTCCCGTGGGCGTACATCGAGTACGAACCGCTCGACATCGCCGGGAACCCGGCGTCGGCGCCGCAGCGCAACACCTTCGAGCCGCCCATTCAAGCCCTTTCGATCGGCGCCGCGCAGGCCTCCGAAGACATCAAGGCAACGACCAACGTCTTCGATGCATCGCTCGGCGCACCGGGTCCGGAGTCGTCAGGCATCGCGATTCAACGCCGGCAGAACCAGTCGGGCGTGTCCAACTTCCATTTCATCGACAATTTGAAACGCGCCATCCGCCAGTGCGGCGTGATCCTGTGCGACCTCATTCCACACATCTACGACACCGCCCGTGAAGTCCAGATTTTAGGCGACGACCGCAAACAGGAAATTGTGATGGTCAACGCGCGCTTCCAAGATGAGCGCGGCAAGTATCACGAATACGACTTATCCGTAGGAGATTATGACGTCGCGGTAGAGGCGGCGCCGTCCTACCCCACGCAGCGCCAGGAAGCCTACGCCCGGCTTGCCGAGATCACCCAGGCCTATCCGCAATTCCTGCAAATCGCAGGCGACTTGCTCTTTCAGAATGCGGACTTCCCCAACGCGAACAAGATTGCGGAGCGTTTCCAGAAAACCTTGCCGCCGGCGTTGCAGGACAACGAGGACCAGCCGCCGGTACCGCCCGCGGTCGCGCAGCGCATCCAGTCCGACGCGCAGACCATCGAGCAGCTCACTGCCGCCCTCAAAATCGAAAAGGAAAAAGCGGACGGCAAGGTACTCGAGCAGGCCTCGAAGAACCGCATCGACATCATGAAAATCCAGTCGGAGAACTGGCAGGCCGCGCTCAAAGCGCAGGTCGATCTGCTGGTCGCCGACATCAAAGCCGGCTCGACCGAAAACGTTGCGCTCTTAGGCGAGCGCACCGCAGCAATCCAACACCTGATCGGCTTACTGAGCCGCTCGGATGAACCAGTGGCGCCGCCCGCGGCAATGCCCGGCGCGGGGGTCGTGCAATGAGCTTTTGACCTATGGCAGACGAAGAGAACGTTTCTACCGGCGCGGACGGGACCGCGCGAGAGCCTGACCCATCGGACCCGACAGGGTTCAAGGCATATGTGAAGGCTCGGATGCAGGGTGAAGACCCGCCGGCAGAAACCACAGGGAAGCCCGCAGCTCAGGCGCAGGGTGAAGGCGGAAACGCCGGGACCGCGCCAGACGCTGAAACCGCACCGGACTCGGAACCGGAGAAGCAGGATTCGGATACAGACGAGGAAGAGGGCGACACCCCGGAGGAGAAAAAACTCCGTTCGGGAAGCCGCAAGCGCCGCTTGGATCGTCTGGAAAAAGAGAACGCGGAACTCACGCGCCGCCTCGAGGCGGCCGCCGCGCCGCCGCCGGTTGAAAAGCCGGCGGCCGCTCCGGACCCCACGCGCCCAAAACCGCTGTTGAAAGATTTCAAGACGCTCGAGGAATACAACGAAGCCTTGACGGATTGGAAACTCGATCAGCGGGAGGCGGCGCGCAAGGCCGAAGACGACAAGAAGGCGCAAGAGGCGGCGATCAAAACGGAACAGGACGGATGGAAGAAGCGGGAAGCCGCGGTTGCGAAAGCACACCCGGATTACCAGGAAACCATCGAAGCAGTCAAAACGCCGTCCGGCCCCGGCGTGCTCGCCATGCGGCAGGCATTGCTCGAGGAGGAACAGGGCGCGGAGATCCTGTACCACTTAGCCAAGCATCCGGAGGAGCTCGAACGCATCGCAGCGTGTACGCCCGCCAGGGCGGCCGTTGAGATCGGAAAGCTCGCCGCCGCGTTAGAGACACCGAATCCTGGGACCAATGGCAAGCCCAAAATAACGGGCGCACCCCCGCCACCGTCCCGGCTTACCAGACCTTCAGGACAGCATTCCGATTCAATCGACGATCCCGCGGTACAACGCGACTGGAAACGTTGGGCGAGAGCGAGGGAGGCGCAACTGAAAGGCCGGTAAGTAGTTGGCAGTGAACACGTTATTGACCATCCAGATGATAACAAATGAGTTACTTCTGCGATTCAAGAACAACCTCGGTTTCTCGGGTGCAATCAGTCACACGTGGGATGACAAATTCGGCGTCGAGGGCGCGAAGATCGGCGACACGCTGCGCTTGCGCGATCCCGTCAAGTTCCTCGCAGTCAAGAGCCGCGTCATCACCCCGCAGGACGTCACCGAAACCGCAAAGACGCTCACTCTCACCACGCAAGCTAATGTTTCCTTCCAGTTCAATTCGGCTGAGCTGAAACTCTCGATCGATAACTTCCGCGAGCGGTACCTCGATTCGGCGGCCGTCGCGCTCGCAAACATCGTCGACGTCGACGGGCTCACGCTGGCCTACCAATCCACGGGTAACAGCGTCGGCACGCCGGGCACGCCCATTGCCGCGCTCGATCCCTTCTGGCAGGCGGGCGAGACGCTCGACACTTTCAGCGCTCCGATGGACGGCAAGCGGACCATGTGCATTCCGCCCAAGATCCAGACCGCCGTCTTGAAGGCCGCGCAGGGCCTGTTCCAATCCTCCACACAAGTCAAGCAGCAGTACGAACGCGGCCGCATGGGAACGATGGGCGGCTTTGAGTGGGTCATGGACCAGAACTGCCGCACGCATACTGTGGGTCCGCTCGGCGGCGCGCCGCAGGTGGGCGCCGCCAGCCAGACCGGCTCTTCGCTCGCGGTTACCGGCTTTACCGCGGCCGCCGCGCTGCGCTTAAAGAAGGGCGACCAGTTTACCTTGCCTACCGTGTTCGCGGCGAACCTCGTTTCGGGCGACACGCAGCAGGACTTACTCAAGTTCGTCGTTACGGCGGACGTGACTTCCGCCGCGGATGGCTCGGCAACGATTCCGATCTATCCGCCGATTATCACGAGCGGGCCGTACAAGACCGTCTCCAACTCGCCCGCGGCCGGCGCGCCGTTGACGATCATCGGCACCGCAAACCAGCTCGAGCTCAACGGCATCGCCTTCCACCAGGCCGCGTTTGTGCTCGGCATGGCGCCGCTCCCATTGCCAAAGGGTACGGACATGGCGGCCGCGGCCGTCGATCCCGATACCGGCGTCAGCATCCGTTCCATAAGTGACTACGACGTGATTAACGACTTGTTCATCACCCGTTGTGACGTCTTGTATGGCCACTGTGCGCAAAGACCTGAATGGGCTTGCAGGATTGAACAGTAGATGGACGTTGAGGTGATGTGCATGGCGCGCGTCACCCGATGTTATTTGATCTTAACGAAGCCAGCTTAGCAAAGGAATAAACAATGCCGGACATAGCTACACGCACCACCACGCCGCCCGAGGGCGGTTTCCCCGCAGGTTACCCGAAGGTGTTTTTCTCGGTCTATGAGAAACACCCTCCGGAGGTTGTCTTTAACGAAGAGGACGAAGCGGCCATCGATAAAAAGTACTGGATGACGATACCGCCAGAAACCCCGGCGCCATGACGATATGAGTCTGCAAATCTGGCAGAACGTCAACGCGCCGATTCGGGTGGCATGGGGCGCGGCAGGAGACGCGCAAATGCCGCCCGACTGGCGGCCGGTCACGATTCCGAATCAGGCGGCCTACCCGAAGCTCTGGGGCAACATCAATTTGTGGCCGCTCCTGCTTTACAACGATTCGGAATCCATCGGCCTCGGAAGCGCATGGGTAAAGTTCCTCGACTTGGCCGCGGTTCCGCCGGTCACGCTCTCGCCCACCAGTGCATCGCCCGCGATCGGCGGCGGCGCCGGAAGTTTCACTGTCACCGTCACCGGCTATGGCGTCTCGGGCACATGGTTCTGGGACAAGGACGCTTCGGCGGCGTGGCTCACGGTTACTTCGCCGCTTACCCCGCAAACCGCATCGGGAACGCTCAATTACAACGTGGCGGCGAATGGCGGGGTGGCGCGCTCGGCAAACATCTATGTGAACGGTAAAACGTTCACGGTCAATCAGGCGGGCTCATGACAAACGCCGATTATCCGCGCATGATGTTTCACCGGCAGAAAGACCCTGTAACGGTGTATTCCCGCGAGCAGGAAGACGCGCTCGGCGGCGAATGGTCGCGCACCATTCAGCCGCCCGCGCGATCCGCCGCGCCGCCGCCGGCGCCCGCTCCAATCGCCGAAGAGGAACCGGAACCAGAGGGAGATCCGGAGCCCGAACCGGATCCGGAACCGGAGGCAGAACCGGAGCCAGTAACTCACCATAAGCCGGCAGCCAAACGGCCGCCGGCGAAAAAACGGAAGCGGTGATCGATGCCCACGGTAAGCGAACTGATCCACTCTTCGATGCGCCTTATCGGCGCAATTGCTGCCGGCGAAACGCTCGAGACGAACGAATTGAACGACGCTCTGGTGACCGCGAACCAGCTTCTCTCGAGCTGGAATACTGAAGGCGCGTCTCTCGTGGGCCGCAAACGCCTGATGATTCCCGTGTTTGGAACGAATCAGTATGTATTGCCCGAACGCCCGGTAAAGATCGAATCGGCGTCCGTTGCATGCAGCAACATCGACAACGGCCTCGAAATCGTTGACTCGGTTGGATGGGAAGCAATCCCCGAAAAGGGAGCGACGTCCGTATATGTGCGGAAACTCTTTTGCGATTACGCCTATCCGATCGCGACGGTCTACATTGCGCCTGTTCCGCGCGTGAGTGGAACGCTCGAGCTTTGGATTTACATCATCATTCCGCAGTTTACGGCGCTCAACCAACTGATCGATCTTCCTCCGGGCTATGAGATAGCGTTCCGGTACAACCTGGCCGTCGCACTTCTGCCCGAATATCCGCGGTCCCAGGTGGACCCGACGCTATTGCCGCAGGCGCAGAACTTCAAGGCGTCCATCGTGCAGTTGAATGCTTCAAATCACATGCGATCGCAGGTCAGTTCACTGGCACAGGCGATCGCCGCGCAGCCACAGCCAACGAGTTAATCATCTATGGCCACACCGTCTCCAGCTTTCCCCGCCGCCGTGGCGACCGATGCCACGCTGAAAGTTGCCAATAACCTGATCGAAACCAAACTGCGTGTTGCGATAGATGCCGCAAACACCGCGCTCTTCGTCAATTCGACCGCGGGATTCGTCCCGAACTGCCTGGTGTCGATTGATAAGGAAATTATTGCCATCGCCGACATCGTGGACTCACCTAATCCCATGTTGGTCGTAGCGGCGGGCGGCCGCGCATTCGATGGCACGACGGCCGCGCCGCACGCGGCCGGCGCACGTGTGGCCATGCTGATCGACGCATGGCATCACAATGTGCTTGCCACAGAAATAAAAGCGATAGAGGCTTTTATCGGGCCGAACGGACAGAATTTGGCCTCAGGAATTTATGGCCAGGTTATTTCCGCCGACTACAACTTCGCATCCCAGGCCCCCGGAGATTCACTGGCTCCCGGCAATAACGTAATCACTCTGACCCCGGTTCCTCTCGGCATCAATGGCACGGATCTAAATCACTGGCTCTATATATCAGGTGGCACTGGTTCCGCTGAACCCGTCCTAATAACCGGCGGTTCAGCGGTTTCGGGCGCACCTTCTGGCACAGTTATTGTAAATTGTGGGCAGTCGCATTCAGGCCCTTGGACGATCCGCAGTGCTACCAGCGGTATCGACGAGGCCATGCGGCAATTGCCGGTGGACGGTGGGGTTGTCCAGATTCCGGCCGGCAGTTTTCCGATCTATGCGACGGTCATTATAGGCAACGGCACGGACACCGCCCGTTCCACCATCAACTCCATCTCAATCAAAGGCCGTGGCTATGGCCGCGGCGCAGATATGGCATTCCCTTTAACTGCGGCGACTATGTTGGTCTGGTCAGGGGTGGCGGGTGGCACGGTAATGCGGGTACGAGGCCCGATTGGTCAGGTATTGCTCGAAGACTTCATGATCGACGGCAATGCGAGCGCGGCGATTGGCCTCGAGATCATTCATAGCTATTACTCTGCATACAAGCGAGTCAATGTCCGTAATTGGACAACGATTGGGATACGCTGTGTGCCGGTAGATTATGCGTTTGCGGCAATGGTGAATGGGGCCAATGAAAATCACTTTGAACAAGTAATGGCTAATGATCCGGCCGGCACGTCGAGTACTGCCATCGCTTTCCAGGCGGGGCTGGCCAATCTACCGGCGAACAGTGTCTTTGCCTTTGCTTCGAATTTACTGACGAATTGTTACATCCGTTGCGACAAGGGCACCGGCCTTGAGTTAAATTATGCGGACCACAACTCCTTTATCATGTCTACAATCGAATCGGCAAACGGGACGGCCCTGCGCTTTAAGGGCGCGGGCCCAAATTTCCCGAACTCGAATTACTTTTTCAATAGTGCGATTGTCGGCCCCACGATTGCGGTTCCTGCGGACTTTAACCCCGCCATCAAGAATTGTTTCTGGCCGCTCACTTCTTCAGAATCGACCCAAAATCCATACGACTTGCAACGCTTCGCGATCGGCATTGATGACAATACGACCCAGTTGTTCGGATTTCATAAGAACGTTCCGCTGTATTACGCGAATACGACTTCTCCAGCCGCTATTGCCAATAGTTCCGCAGAGTTAGCGTTCGCGCGGAGTTTTACCGTTCCCGCCTATGTCATGCATCTGCAGGGAACCACGGTTCGCATCCGATGCTCTGGACGCTATACAACCAGCGGCACGCCAACGCTGACATTCCTGATCAAAATCGGTACGGTCAATATCGGGCAGTTTATATTGACTGCCGCCAATAATGCCGCGGGTTTCGCATTTGCCTGCGAGGTGGATTTCACGGTTGGGGTGTTGGGCACGGGCGGCTCGGCGTTTCGCGGTTTTGCAATGGGAGTCTTTAGCGGGACGCCAGTAGTTGGCAACGCTACGGGCGGCGGCTTTTCGCTGAACACAATCACGGTCAACACGATTACCTGCGCCGCGCAATGGGGAACTGCATCGCCGTCAAATTCGATCATCCTCGATGCCTTCGCGATCGAAATCGAACATCCCGGCGCAATTGAATAGGAACAACGATTATGCCGATAAGCGATACTCTGTTCGATAAGATTGTATGGGATCAAGCCACGTTTGGCGCCAATCTGTCCGGTTTGACTGGCACCATTGCATCCCGTATCATTTATGCCGCCTTGCGTAAGGCGGGCGTGACGCTCGGACCTCAACGCGTACCATCTCCTGCCCAGATGCAGGATGGCATCGAGGAATTGAACCGGCTGATCGGCAGCTTCAACTGTGACCGCTATTTCATCTATGCTCTCGATGTTGTGACCTGTCCACTCGAAACAGGCAAACAATCATACACCATCGGCGTTGATCCGTCTGGAGAAAGCGGGGATTTCGGGGAGGTTCCACGACCGCAAAAAATCTCGCATGCCAACATTGTGATGGGTGGAGATTCCCGATATCCACTTCGCTTATATACCGATCAGGAATGGGCGAATCTCCGCAACCGCAACCGTTCCGGTTATCCGGCGGGTATATACAACAATCGGGCATCACCACTTTCTACGCTCACGATGGATGGCGCGGCAATGAGCGGATCTGTTCTCGAACTGTATATATGGCATGCCGTGCCTAATTTCCAGTCGGAAAACGATGCGATCTTCCTTCCTCCGGGTTACGATGATGCGCTTGTGCTACAACTCGCCACGCGTCTTGCGCCGCATTTCCAGCGTGCAGTGGATGGCGACGTGCGAGATCAAGCCCGACTTTCGATGATGCGTTTGGAATCGCTGAATGCTCCTCAACCGATCGCCAGCCTAAACGGATTGGGAACTTGCGGTTGTGGCGATACCGAGACGTACAGTATTCCGGCGGGCGGATCGAACGGCATACCCGGACCACCCGGCCCGCCCGGCCCGGCCGGGCCACAGGGCCCACAAGGGCTTCCGGGACCGCCGATGTCGATACAGGATGAGGACATCACACTCGATCCTTACAACACATTGCAATTCGTGGGAGCCGGAGTTACAGCAACGGTGGATGCGCCTAACGGCCGCATTGTGGTCACTATTCCGGCGCTTGCGGCTGAACTCGTCTCCAGCGTCTTCGGGCGTACAGGCGCGGTAGCGGCTCAAACCGGCGATTACACGGCCGCTCAAGTCACGAACGCGGTAGATCAGGCGGCATCGTATGCGAACCCATCCTGGCTTACATCGCTCGCCTGGTCGAAGATAACCGGA